GAGGAAGTGGCGTAACGGCAGCTTACCGGACCCTTCACAGTCCGGAGATCCCGGTTCGACTCCGGGCTTCCTCCTTGCGGACAGAAAGACCACAGGCAGACCAATGAACGGTAAAGGCGACAAACCCCGGCCATGGCCATCAGCCGCGAGGAGTTCGCGGCCAACTGGGATCGCATCTTCGGCCCCAGCCCCAGGGAAGAACGGCGAAGGGAAGAAGGGCGAAGGGAAGAAGGGGAGAAGTCTCCAATTGTAGACTCGCCCGAGTCCGCCTGATTTTCTTTTCCCCCATCCTGAATCCTGGACCCTGAACCATGCACGAACCCACCAGCTACACGCCCATTGCCGCCACGGCGGACACGTCGGACCCGGCAGACCGGCTCCTACCCGCTGCGGCTCCTGCCGAGCCCGAGGGTTATCGCATCATGCGGCTGCAGCGGGCGGTCAAAAAACGGCCGTTTCTGCTCCAACACGCCCACGGCATGCCGATCCGCGGCCGTGAACCGGCGCCTCGGCTCCGGCTCGATCTTTAGTCCATTTTCCCCAATTGCCAGATCTAGCAATTGCCTGCGCGGAGGCCGCCTGGGGGCAAAATGCGGGATAGGTTTCCCCTATGGAGTCGCACGAACACGACCTCTCGCACGCCATCGCCGAGAACGCGACCAGCGCCCAAAACGTCTCCAGCCCGGCCGGCTCGCAGTCCTCCCACAGCCTGGAGAGCCAGATCGCGGCCGACCGCTACCTGGCCTCCAAGCGGGCCGCCCGCCGCGGCCGCTCCGGCCTGCGGATCATCCGCCGGGAGGGGAACACCTCCGGGTGAAGACCTTAGAGCTTAGTGCTTGGAGCTTAGGGCCAAGCACTACGAACTAAGACCTAAGCACTAAGACCTAAGCTCCTATGCAGGGCGTCTTTCCCGCCATCCGCGCCTTCCTCTTCGGCAGCCCGCCGCCCGCCGCGGCCCCGCCGTCAAAAAATAAAAGGCTCCGCGCCCGCTACGACATCGCCCAGACCGGCCGCGACAACGCCGCCCAGTGGGCCGGTGCCGACGGCCTCGATGCCGACGCCGCCAACTCGCCGGGCGTCCGTCTCCTGGCCCGCAACCGCAGCCGCACGGAGACGCAAAACAACCCCACGCTCACCGGCATCGTCCGCACGATCTGCGATTACGAGGTGGGCACCGGCCCGACGCTGCATGTGGACCATGAGGACGAGTCCTTCGCCGGCCAGGTCGAGCAAAAATGGCGGGAGTGGTGCGAGGCGGTCAACCTGCCCGCCAAGCTCCGGCAGATGGTCTATGGCCGCGTGGTGGACGGCGAATCGTTTGCCCGCATCGGCGCCAATCCGGACCTGAAAAACGAGGTACAGCTCGACATTCAGCCCTTCGAGTGCGACCGCTGCTACACGCTCTGGCTGCCGTACCTGACGCCCTACCGCATCGACGGCGTGTGGTTCGACACCTGGGGCAACCCGACCTACTACGACATCCTGCAGTACCACCCCGGCGGCGTGTTTCCCATGCCGACCTGGAAGTTCGACACGGTGCCCGCGCAGTACGTCCTGCACCTCTTCGCGCCGGAGCGGGCCAATCAGCACCGCGGCATGCCGGAGATGATAAGCAGCACGGAGCTTTTCGCCGATCGCCGGCGGTTCCGCAAGGCCACCATCGGCGCGGCAGAGGGCGCGGCCAACATCACCGGCTTCTTGACCACCGACCAGCCGGCCGAGGACGGGTTCGCGCCGGAGGAGAACAGCGTCACGGCCTTCCCCCGCAACAGCCTGGTCGTCGCGCCCAACCAGTACGACCTCAAGCAGATCGACGCCAAACATCCCAACCAGACCTACGAGATGTTCGCCACCGAGACGCTGAACGAGGCGGCCCGGCCCGTGTCGATGGCCCTGAACGTGGCCAAGTGCGACAGCAGCCGCTACAACTTCTCCGGCGGCCGGCTGGACATCATCACCTCGTGGAAGGCCGTCGAGGTCCGCCAGGCCAACACCACGCACCGCGTGGTGTATCCGCTCTTCAAAGCCTGGTACGCCGAGGCACGGCTGGTTTTTGGCTGGCAGACGCAGGACGGCGGCAAGGTCCCCGCGCACGCCTTCCTGTGGGTGGGCATGCCGTACAGCGACCCCGAGGCCGAGCAGACCGCGGATGAAGACGGCATCGCCACGGGCACCAAGGGCATCCAGGCGGTGTATGCCCGCCGCGGGCTGGATTGGACGGTCGAGCGCCGCAAAAACGCCCGCGCGTTGAGCATGAGCGAGGACGCCTATACGCAGTGGATTTTGGGAAACCTGACCCGCGGCAAGGGCGGCGACCAGAGCGCGACACAGGGGGCAGGGGTCGGGGTTCAGGGTTCAGAAACCAGGGAGCCGCGTTCAGAAGAGGGCGAGACGCCCGAGCAGGTCAAGGCCCGCTGGCGAGCCTACCACCGCCGCGTGCTGGCGCGCATGAACCGCAGCGGCACATCGCCGCGCCACCGCCGGCTCCGCGCCGGCGTGGTGGACGACAACAACCACAAGCACGACGACAAGGGGCTTTTCGCTCCAGACACGGGCGGAGGCAGCTCATCGGGGGGCCAAGGCCGTAGCGAGCCCGGAAAACGCGAGGCCGGCGAGTCCGGACACGCGGGACAAGGGACACGGGACCGCGCCACGCTCTTGGAGCACCGCGAGTTTCTGGAGGGCAAACCCGTCGCGTCGATCAAAGGTGACGAGATACCGGCGATGCCGTCGGATGCCGAGGGCCGCAAGCAGTGGATCCAGTCGATTGCCCAACGGTTTGCCGCGGCGCGCCAAAGCCGGGTCAAGAACCCCGAGATTGGCGACGTGATTCTCAACGCCAAGGGCGTCCGACGCTCGATTTCGCACGGCACCGGCCCCGAGAAAAACGCCGCGTTTGCGGCTGTGCCGGACATCATCCGACACGGCAAGGTCCTTGATCGCGCTCCGGCCAAGAAAGATCCCCGCGTAACCGTGGTGACCATCGGCGCCCCGATCCAACTCAAGGGCGACAACTACGCGGGCATTGTGATCGTCCGCAAGGCCCCCAACGGCCAGTGGTTCAACTTGCACGAGGTCTTCGCAATAAAAATGCTCCAGGCCGGGCGTCATCACGGCGTTCCTGCCGGAGCAGGCGAACAACCGCACGCCAAGTCTGGAGCTATCAATAGGTTACTCCGCAGAATCTTCTCCGTCAAGGAGGGCGATGCATGACCGCCCGATCTTTCTGTCGTCCATCTTTCTGTCCGACCTCCCTGCGGGCCATGGCCGCCGCGGACCCCGACAACCCCGTCCGCAACCCGTACCTGCCCGCCGACAACGAGCACTGGGCCCAGCTCCGCCCCACGCCCGAGGACTTCGTCCATACCAGCTTCCAGAGCGAGGACGTGGAAGAGGGCGTGCGGATGGTCACGGGCGAGCTGAAGGCCAGCGGCGAGCGGGTGGCCTGCGCCTACTGTTTCGCCTCGCCCACATTCACCGCGGCCGCGGCCAGCGAGTGGCTCGCCAAAACACAGATTCAGCCGGCCAAGCTCGACCCGGCCAAGGACGTGACCTACCGGCAAATCACTGCGAAGGGAGAAGGGAGAAGGGAGAAGGGGGACTCCCCTTTAAGTGCCGCGCTGCCCGGCCACCCCTTCCGCCTGCGCGCCGACGCCACGGCCACTCAGGGCCGACTGCCCCAGCTCGACATCCTGGTCTACGTCGGCGGCCTGGTCCAACCCGAGGGTTGGGACATCCCGATCGTCGTCGATCTGGCCGGCCTGGACATGCCCGAGGGCCAGACGCCCGTGCTCCTCAACCACGACCCGGACCAGGTGGTAGGCCACGGCGTGGCCGCCAACGACGGCCGCCAGGTCCGCCTCCGCGGCGTGGTCTCCGCCGTCGGCGCGGCCGCCCGGGAGGTCGTCGAGGCCAGCCGCAACGGGTTCGAGTGGAAATCCTCCATCGGCTGCGATCGCGTCGGGCCGGCCCGCCTGGTCGCCGCCGGCCAGACCATCGAGTGCAACGGCCGCTGCATCGCCGGCCCGTGCTACTACTGGCCCACGAGCATCTTGCAAGAAGTCACCATCACCGGCCGCGGGGCCGACCCCAACTCCCATGTTTTACTAGCTGCCAAGGCCCGCCGACTAGCAGCCAAGACATCCCCACCAAGGAGTCCGAAAATGGACGAACAGTTCGCCAGTTGGGTCAAGGCCCTGGGGCTCGACCCCGAGAAGCTGGAAGAGACCCAGAAGACCACCCTCGAGGAAGCCTACACGGCCCTGCAGGCCGACCCCAAGAAAGAAGACGAGGGCGGCCAACAGGAAGTCGACAAGAAGATGGCCGCCCGCATGCGCCAGACCTTCGCCGCCGAGACCCAGCGCCTCGATACGATCACCCGCTGCCACACCCAGCTCTGCGCCGCCTGGTCGCTGGATACCAACGAGCATGCCGGCATGCGCAAGGCGGGCGACGAGCTCCGCGCCAAGGCCGCCAGTCAGGACTGGTCGGCCGAGCGGATCGAGCTGGAGTACTTGCGCCTCGGCCGCCCGGCCGGCGTGATCTCCAACACCCGGCCCAACACGGGCGACCTGAACTCGAAGGTCCTCGAGGCGGCCGCCTGCCGGGCGTTGATGATGCCCGAGAAGCGGCTGGAAAAACACTTCGACCCGCAGACCCTCGAGGCGGCCTCGCGGCGCGAGTTCCGCAACCTGGGCCTGAAGTCACTCCTGTGCCAGGCCGCCGCGGCCCGCGGCTGGACCGGCCGTTGGATCAACGACGAGAACGACATCCGCGAAGTCCTGGCCTACGCCTTCCCCGACAAGCGGGCCCTGCGGGCCGAGGCCAGCACCTTCCAGCTTCCCGGCATCCTCTCGAACCTGGCCAACAAGTACCTCTACGAGGGCTTCTGGATGGTCGACGACGCCTGGTCGAAGGTATGCTCGAAGCGTTCGGCCCCCGACTTCAAGCCGGTACCCGGATTCCGCTTCTATGCCAACATGACCTTCGAGAAGATCGGCCGCAATGGCGAGATCCCCCACGGCGACGTGGGTGAAATCGTCTACGTCAACAAGGCCGAGACCTACGCCAAGGGCATCACCACCACGCGGCAGGACATCCGCGACGACGACCTGTCGGCCTTGAGCCGCATCCCGCAGCTCATCGGCATGGGCGCGGCCTATGCCTTGAATATCGAGGTCTGGAAGGCCTTCCTGACCGGGACCGATTACGCGGGCACGACCGTCTTCAGCAGCGGCCACAGCAACCTGGCCACCAGCAACAGCCTCTCGGTGGCCGGCATCACCGCCGCCTACCAGAAGTTCCTGGAGCAGACCAAGCCCGACGGCCAGCCCATCGGCTTCCAGCCCCGCACGCTGTTGGTACCGCCCGCGCTCCGCGGCACGGCCCTGTCGATCTACACCAGCACCGAGTTGCGGCAGATCGTCACCGCCTTGGGCGCGACCAACGCGGCGGCCACCTCCGAGGTGCAGACCACCAACATTTACAAGGGCGAGTTCGACCCGGTGGTGTGCCCGTACATCGGCGCGAGCCTGGCCCCTTCCGGCACCACCGGCAGCGACACGGCCTGGTACCTGCTCAGCGATCCGGCGCAACTGGCCCTCCTGGAGATCGTCTTCCTGGACGGCCAGCAGACGCCCACCGTGCAGTCCAGCGAAGCCGATTTCGACATGCTGGGCATCCAGCACCGCGGCTTCTTCGACTTCGGCGTCAAGCTCATCGAGCACCGCGCGGCCGTGAAGAACACCGCCTGAGAAACCTGAAGGGAGAAAGGGGAAGGGAGAAGGGGGATTGACCCTTCACCCTTCGCCCTTCACCCTTCACCCTTCGCCCTTCCAATCCGAACCCACAACCATTACGGAGCATGAACGATGAGTCTTTCCGAAACCCAACTCGCCACCTTGCGCCTGCACCGCCGGCGGGGCGAGACCCTGCCGTACTACTGCGCCATCGCCGCCGCGTCGCTGGTGACGCCCAATTCCAGCCTGAACATCGCCACCATCCTGCCCGCGGGCACGCTGGTGAATCTCAACGGCCAGTTGTACATCACCCGCAACGCCATCCAGCATAACCAGTGGGGCGAGATCGACCCGCTCAACTGGCACCCGACGTACATCGGGCCCAAGGCCACGGGCGTGACGTTCGCCGATCGGGCCGCCGTCTATTGGGACGAGACCGCCTGCAACTTCACCTCCGTCTCGACGAACAAGTTCGTGGGCTACGCCGTCGCCAACCGCGACCTGGGCAGCACCACCAACGGCACCGCCAGCAGCCTGACCACGGGCACGGCCACCAACCCGGCCTACGAGGTCACCGGCGGCACGTCGATGGACGGCCTGGCCGGGGCCTACGCCACCGGTGATACGTTCATGGAGGTCGAACTCGTGTGCGACAAGTCGGTAACGGTCTCGGGCAACTACGGTCCGGGCACCGCGCTGGCCGGCACCGGCAACGTGATCGGCAACGCGGCGGCCATCGGCGGCGGTTTCGTGCTCGTCAGCGGCGGCAACAACGCCGTGGGCGTGAAGCTCACTGCCGGCACGGCCGTCAAGATCAAGAACACCGGCACCGGCGGCCTGTTCGTCTACCCGCCGGTGGGCGGCACGATCAACGCCTACGGCGCCAACAACGCCTGCAACATGGCCACGCTCACCGTGGCGGAGTTCCTGCCCACCGCGGCCAACTCCAGTATTTTCTACAGCGACCCGACCCTCACCACCGCTTGATCGTCGTTTCGCCAACGGCCCCCGCCTGTCTTCGCTCGGCGGGCGGGGGCTTTTTCACTTCCGAGCGAGACCCGAGAGCGACGGGAGTTTGCAATGGACCAGTACAAGATCATGCTCGCCCTGCCTGGCGGCCCGTTCTGCGCGGGCGCCGTGCGCGGCGCTTTGACCGCTTCGGCGAACCATCAGGTCGGCGTGGACTTCAACGGCAACGGCTGGGACGATTTCGACCACCTCTGGGCGCGGGCCTTGCAGCGTTCCGAGGACGGCCAGATCACGCATTTCGCCATGCTGCACTCCGATATCGGGCCGCAAGCCGGCTGGCTCGACGTGCTGCTGGACGAGTGCGATGACCTGCACGCCGATTTTCTCTCGGCCGTCGTCCCGCTCAAGGATGAGCGCGGCCTGACGAGCTGCGGCGTGGGGATCCCCGGCAACCCGTGGGGCTCGTTCCGCCGGGCCACCATGCACGAACTGGCCGCCTTGCCCCGTTCCTTCACGGCGGCCGACATGGGCTATCCCGGCTTCCCCACGCTGTGCAACTCCGGCTGCTGGATCGCCGACCTGCGCAAGCCGGTGTTCCACGCCATGCAGGGCGACCAACTCGCCCTCTCGTTCGACTTCCCGCGGCGGCTCGTCCGGCAGAAGGACCAAGTCCTGGTGCAGCGGGAGAGCGAGGACTGGTACTTCTCCCGCAAGCTGCACGAACTGGGCGCCCGCTACTACAACACCCGCCGCGTGGCCCTGGCGCACTACGACGGCAACACGGCCTATGCGACCACCAGGCCCTGGGGCACGTGGCAGCACGACGAGGCCACCCGGCCGCTGTGGGAGCTGGCCCCGCTTTCGCACCTCGATATCGAGGGCTGGTTCGATTTCGCCGACCTGTACCGCGAGCAGGTCCAGGCCGTCAAAGTCCCGCCAGCGCATTTCGTGGAGGTTGGCTCCTGGCTGGGCAAGTCGGCGGCCTACATGGCCCAGTCCATCAAGACCAGCGGCAAGCGGATCCGCTTCGACGCCGTGGACAACTGGCGGGGCGGCCAGGACAACGAGCATAACGCCGACAGCGGCCCCGTCGCCGCCACATGCGCCGCCGTGGCCCGGCGCGGCATCGACCTCCTGGACACCTGGCAGCGGAACCTGCGGGCCTGCGGCGTGGACGAGTACGTCCGCCCGGTCCGCGGCGACTCCGAGGCCACGGCCGCCCAGTATGCAGACGGCGCGCTCGATTTCGTCTTCATCGACGCCGACCATTCACCCGGCCGCGTGTATCGCGACCTGGCCGCCTGGCTGCCAAAGCTCCGCGCCGGCGGACTGCTGGCCGGCCACGATTTCGACGAGGCCGGCCCGAAAGAAGGGGCCACCGAGTTCGCCCGCGATCGCAACCTCAGCCTGCAAACCCGCGATCGCTGTTTCGCATTTTCCAAGACCTGAACCCTGAACCCTGAACCCCATGAACGGCACCCTCGCCCGCGCCATCCGCCGCCAGCTCCTGCCGGCCCTGGAAGACTCCCAGGGTTTTCAGGGCACCTACACGCGTGCCGGGAGCAACCGGCCGCTGACCGTCATCCCCGCGCAGCCCGACTGGCAGCGCGAGGACGAGGGCAAGTCCGTTATCGAGGAGTGGGTCGAGCTGCTGTTTATCGTCTCCGCCGAGGCCTGGGCCCAGACCGGCTTCGGCCTGCCCCAACAGGGCGACCGCCTGACCGTCACGCTGGCCGACGGCGTGCAGCGGACCTACGCGCTCTTGGCCCCCAAGGGCCGCCGGCCCTACGACATGGACGCCACGGCCAGCCACTACGGATTGAGGATGAAATGGGTCAAACCATGAGGAGCAGCGGGAAGGACGAAGGGCGAAGGGCGAAGGGCGACGCGAGTGTCTCTCCCTTCTCCCTTCCCCCTTCCCCCTTCTGATAATTATGCCCGGCTACGCCAAACAGATCGCCCTAGACGTCATCGCCCAGCTTGCGGCGCTGAATGAGGCCGCGCCGCTGGCCGTGCCCGACTACGAGGCGGCCTTCCAGCGGATGTACGTCACCGATCTCGAGAGCCTGGTCCCCGCGGGCGACCCCGCCAGCAAGATGCAGATCGTGCTGGCCCCCGTGGAAACCGTCTATGAGCGGACCGGCTGGGGCGGGGTGCGGATCACCGTCACCCTGGGCCTCCTGTTCAACATCGCCGTGGCCACCGCCGCCGGCGAGGTGACCGACGAGCGGATCGACGCCTACGAGCAGTTGGTCGACGAGGTCTGCACGTTCCTGGTCGGCCCGCGGCTGTTCGCCGGGAGCTGGTCGGCCAAGGACCCGCTGCCGATCTTCGGCGACCATTACAACGACCACCTCTACGAGAAGTCCGAATTCCACGTCCCGGTGCTCGTGGACTTTTTCCAAGACGTGGGGGTGTCCTGATGGCCGGCAACCTGAAAAACTATATCGACTACTACCGGCGTCATTCCACGCCGGAGCAGTTCGCCGCCTGGGCCGTCAGCGCACCGCGGGTGCAGGCGTACCTGGAGCGCGAGCAGAAGATCCCGGCGGCGATCCGCGCGCTCGACGACCTGCAGCGGAACGTCTTGAAGAAGGTGATGGCCCCCGCCATCGAAAAGGGCAGCGCCTTCCTGGCGACGGTGGAAAAATCGGCCGTCCCGCGCATGCGCAGCGGCACCCTTCGCCAGTCGATCGGCTCGATGAAGGCCAAACTGTACTTCAGCTCGCTCACGGCCTGGGTCGCCAGCGGGCCGCGGCGGGGTTACGGCCGCCTGATCGTCGCCCAGATGCGCAGCAAGGGCATCAAGCTCCGCCGCACGAGCAAGAAGTTCACCGAGCAGCACCGCGGCCAGATCAGCACCTTCGCCAACCCGGTCCGCTATGCGCACTTTTTGATTACCGGCCGCCAGGCCTCGGTTGCCGGGGCTGGGCGGAAGAAGGCCAAAAGCCTCTGCGACCCCTTCACCGGCCGGTTCTTCGGGCATAGCGTCCGGGCGGCCGCACCCCGCGACTTCATGGCGCCGGCAGCGGCCAGCGGCGACCAGGCTGCGGCGATCGCCACCGAGGAAATGAACACGAAACTCCAGGAAGTTCTTAGTTCTTAGATTTTAGACCTAAGCCCTAAGCCCAGACCAAGGATCCCAATCATGAGCAACAATTTCGGCTGGAACGGCTCGACCCTCAAATTCAACAGCGTCTCCGTGGCGCCGCTGAAGGACCTGCACCAGCCCGACGAGCCGGCCGACTTCGATACGACCGGTTCCGAAGACGACGTCCACAGCCACGGCGCCGGGCTGCACAAGAACAGCTTCACCGCCTCCTGCCTGGGCAGCAACGTCCCCAAGGCCGGCTCGATCGTGGACATCGCCGCGTCGATCGTCGGCGGGGCCGCGCCGACGACCAAAAGCTACGCCCAGGCGTTCATCTCCCAGATGTCGATCCAGGGCCGCAAGGACGGCCCGATCGAGAGCAGCCTGACGGCCATGCCCGGCACGGAGGACCTGACGCCCATCACCTACGCCAACACGATCGGCGACCTGGGCTTCAACGGGTCGACGTTCAGCTTCGCGTCTCCGTTCACCGGGATCGTGTCGATCAATTACCAGTCCAGCGCCACGCCGATCGACAGCACCGGCGCGGAGACCGCCACGGCCGACACGCTCTACGGCCCGGGCCTGTGCGACGAGACGCTCACGGTCACCACCCTGGGCGGCCCCCAGGCGGTCGCCAAGGCCATCGGCGCAACGGTCATGGCCTGGAAGGACGGCGGCGACCTGGGGAGCTGGACCAACGCCAAGCTCATGAGCACCCGGCCCGGCGGCACGCTGGACGGCCAGACCACCACCGACCACGTCTTCAGGGTCTGCCGCGCGGAGGCGACGGCCGACAACTAAACCGAATGATCCAATGTCGTAATGCTCAATGTTCAATGGCCGGAGCGCCTGTCATTGAACATTGGACCTTCAAACCTTTCCCCCATTTTGCCCCCATGACCATCCTCGACCAAATCCTCAACCGCACCAACAAGGGCCCCGTCGCGGTGCCCACGCCCGAGTGGCCGGAGGTGGACGGCACGCTCTCCGTCCGCCGCCTCTCACCCATGGACCGCGTGGCCTTCGACATGCAGGCCGCGGAGCAACAGATCCCCTCCGGCGCAGCGTTCGTCACCTTCGTCGCCGCCTGGTGTACGATCGTCACCGCGGACGGCAGCCGGGCCTTCGCCGACGGCGAGTGGAAAACGCTTGTCGACGACCCGGGCAGCGGCGGGGCGATCGAGCGGCTCTTTGAGACGGCCGACGAGCTGAACGTCTTGACGGCCGCCGCGCGGGAGAGGCTGAAAAAAAACTCCGCGCGTGCCGGCGACTCCGAGACCACCTGCGGATCGCGCGGCACGTCGGAGTGAGTTTAGAGACCTTGTGGAGCTGCTGGGGCCACGAGTTGCCCCTGTGGGAGGCGTCCTACGAGCTGGACCCGCCCGTGGAGGAGCGGCTCGACAACATGGGGTGGCAGATCGCGCGGGCCGCCAGGACGCCGCACGCGATCTACCGCAGCGAGTTCGACGGCACGGAAAAACCGCCGGCGCCGCCGCGGCCGCCCGCGGAGCTGGCGGCCGCGGCGGCCAAGATCGAGGCCGCCTGGCCGCACAAGCAGAGATCTTAGAACTTAGTGCTTAGAGCTTAGAGCTTAGCACTAAGACCTAAGCACTAAGACCTAAGCACTAAGACCTAAGACCTAAGCCCTAAGACCTAAGCCCTAAGACCTAAGCCCTAAGACCTAAGCCCTAAGACCTAAGCCCTAAGACCATGCCCAGCGTCGGCCCCATCAAACTGCCGTTGGTCTCGACGTTCGATCCCGCCGGGATCGTCGCCGCGAAGGCCGGCCTGAAGGAACTCTCCCAGACCAAGGTAGGCGGGGGCGGCGGTGGAAGCGGTGGGGGCGGTCCGGCCCCGGCCCCGCGCTCTGCCTGGGCCGACGAGGGCGACCGCGTCTTCGAGCAGACCCGGACCGCCAACGAGAAGTACGCCTATCAGGTCCGGCACCTCGACGACCTCCACAAGCGCGGGGCCATCTCGACGGACACCTACCGCCGGGCCCAAAAACAGGCCCTCGACCAGTTGCCCAAAACCCCCGGGCTGGCCCAGCGGCTGGGCCTGGGTGGCGGCGCGCAGCAGGCCGTCGCGCAGTTCGGCGGTCCGTTGGGCGGCCTGGCCGGCCTGGGGGCCGCCGGGCCGGCGGTCGCGGGCGTGGCCAGCGTGGGCGTGGCGCTGGCAGTGATGAAACTGTCCCGCGACATGGCGGCCGAGGACCGCCGCCGCTCGGCCGCTTCCGGCCTGGCGATCAAGGACTTCTCGCGCATGAGCCTGGCCACCCAAAAGGCCGGCCTCTCCCTCGGTGACTTTGAAAAAGCCGTGACCGATTTCCGGGCTACCGCCTACGGCGCGGCGGACGGAGACGTACGCTCCCGGTCCATTTTCCGCGACTTGGGGATCAACATCCGCGACGACGACACGGCCGCGCAGATGGAGCAGGCCCAGCGGGCCCTGGGCGGGCTCTCCGGCGCGGCCCGCAATCGGGCCGCCGTGGCCCTCTACGGCGAGCGGGGCATCGAGACGGCCAACGCCCTGGCAAATCGCGGCGGGCAGGCGGGCACCACCGACCGGCAGTCCGCCGCGCTGGGCGAATTCGGCGGCATGTTCACGGGCGCGGGCACATGGATGAAGAACCGGTTCGCCGATTTCCTCGACGTCTTGAACCCCGGGAGAGTGGACTTCGGCGTCGCGCAGGCCGAGGCCGCCGAAAAGCAGGACCTCCTGTTTCGGCAACAACAGGAGGCCAAGGGCCTCTTTCACCAATCGCGCTCGCCCGAGGAGCTCTATGGCGAGGCCACGACCCGCGCGGACACGCTGGGCGAGGCCCGCGCCTTCCTGCCCACGGGCACCCAGAACGAGAATAATGCCGCCGCCCGCCGCGTGAAAATCCAGGCCCGCGAGGCCCGACTGGCGGCCGCCAGCCAATACATGACGCCCGGCGAGCGGCGACAGGAAGAACTGTCTCTCATCACCGAGCGCGACCTGGCGGGCGCCCGGAGGGGCGTCTATTTCCACCGCGAATCCGCGATCGCCGAACAGCAGTACGCCGCGGCCATGGCCCCGACCCGCTCGAATCGCCAGAACCTGGAAGCCCAGATGCAGATCGGCTCCCAGCGCTGGGGCGACAAAACACTGGCGCAGGAGGATCGGACTTCCATCGCCCGCGACCTGGGCGACAAGCTGACGGACTACGCCGAGTCGATCACCCGCTCGGGCAGCCTGGCCGGGGCCTACGACGCCAACAGCGTCGCCGGCTACTCCCAACTGGTCGGCGCGGAGTACGGCATGGGCCAGTCGCAGGACACCCTCAAAATGGTCGAGCTCCTGATAAAGATCGCCGAGAACACCGGCAAGATGACCAAGGCCGAGGGCGATGCGATCCTGAAAAACATCGGCTTCCGCACCGCCGATCCGATCTTCGGCAACTGAACCCACAGACCTTAGAGCTTAGTGCTTAGAGCTTAGCACTAAGACCTAAGAACTAAGCACTAAGCACTAAGACCTAAGCACTCCCATGGCCGGCGACGCCTATCTCCGCTACAGCAACCGCACCGTCACCAAGCGGGCCGGGGGGCGCTACGACCTGGTCGAGATGTGGATCGTGCCCGGCATCGAAAACACGGCCGGCGGCGACACGAATCCCGAAACCGCCTGGCAGAACGAGGCCCTCGAGGCCGACGGCCTGCCTGAGATCGGCGACATCAACCAGGACGGCGGCTACGTCTGCACCTCGCTCACCCCGCGGAGTTTAGACGACCAGGGGACGGCCTACGTCGACGTCCGCTGGCAGGAAGACCCGCTCACGCTCCGCACGGAAGTCCATTACTTCTCGATGTCCAAAACGAAGCCGGCCTGGCGGGGCGCCGGCGTCCCCTCGGGCCTGCCGCCGGGCCTCATCGTTCCCGGCATCGATGTCCGGGACGTCCGCAACTCGGCCGGCGACCGCTACAACCCGCCCGTGACCTACGAAATGGGGATGGAGCGGATCGAGATCACCTTCCACGCCTCCCTGAAGTGGCACGACGAGGGCCGGGATTGGAGCAAGTACCTGAAACACTGGAACAAGTCGGATTACACCGTCAAGCAGTGGGACCCCGACAACCCGGACAACAGCAGCGAGCGGACCTTTCCCGAGGGCAGCCTGATGTTCGTCGATAAGCGGGCCCCCCTGGTCAAGGAGCCGTTCTTCCACCGCCTGGTGACCTGCGTCTTCCTCTACGACCCGGACCTGTGGGGCATGCGCCTGCCGGACATGGGCCCCCGGTGCCGCAAGTACATCGTCGTCGAACATGGCACCTGCGAGTTGCGAGACTATCCCGCCAGAGGCATCGGGACCGTGACCGACTGCTTTGGCCGGCCTTTTTCGGGCCCCGCGGAGCTAGACGGCGAGGGCGGCCAGCTCCTGCCCGACGTCGACGGCCACATGCCGCCGGCCAAAATCTACCAGTGGTGGCCTGTGGACGACGACGACAACCTGTTCTCCGCCGAGTTCGACGACCTCGAATTGTTTCTCCCCGAACGCAGTTTGAGCGTGTAAGCACGAGAACTTAGAGCTTAGTGCTTAGAGCTTAGCACTAAGCACTAAGAACTAAGACCTCAACCCCTGCTCCCCGAACCCTGACCCCTGAACCCTACTCCAATGTCCATCACCGTCACCACCCGCAGCGAAATCACCGTCGTCGAGCAAGTGACCCTCGGCCCCGGCTTCACGAACAAAACTACCGACGCCGGCGCCAACAAGACGCAGCTCAAGCTGGGCGCCGCCAGCACCCCGCCGGTCAGCGCCAAGAGCCATTTTGCCCAGGCCCTCACCGCCGGGGCGGCGACGATCGACCTCTTGTCCCTCCTCGACGTGCAGGGCCAAACGATCGTCAGCACGGGCCTGCGGGTCCAGGCCGTCAAGGTCCAGAACCCCAACGCCCACCAATTGGCCGTGGCGCCGGGGGTGAGCAACGGCTACGGCCTGACCTTCATCGTCCCGCCGCAGGGCGAGGTCCTGCTCACCTCGACGGACCTCTTGGGCGAGGTGGGCAGCGGCGCGCGGAACTTGACGCTCACCGGGACCGCGGCCGAGAGCTCGAACTGGATGATCGTGCTGGGATGAGGTCTTAGATCTTAGGTCTTAGGTCTTGGATCTTAGGTCTTAGATCTTAGGTCTTAGATCTCCTGAACCCTGAACCCTGAACCCTGAACCCTGAACCCTGAACCCCATGCGTGGCGAACAGCACAACCCGGCCGGTCGCGAGGAGCAGGCGCGGCGGATGCTCCAGGACTGGTACCACCGTCCGGGCGGCCCGCCCCCGGGCGGCGCGGGCGTGTGGCAGCCCTTGCCGCCGGAGATCATCCGCGTGCGGCTCACGGCCGAGTGGCCGGACGATTACGACGGCGAGGGGCTGGAGGTCGAGCTCGACGACGACAACCACCCGCAAGACACCGGGCGAGAGATCACGCTCCGCGACCCGCTGGGGCTCCTGGCGCACCCCGTGGCCGAAGACACGTACCTGTGGGCGATCGCCACCTACGACGGCTCCGCGCCGGGCGCCGACAAGCCGCCGGGCCCGTACTTCGAGCCGTGGCCGGCCGGCGGCGCGCCGCTGATCCCCTTCGAGCTCAAGACCACGATCCGCGGCAAGTATGACGCCAGTGAAGACGCCGGGTACGGCGACGCCTATCTGCTCCTGGCCGACCACACCATTGACGAAGAATCGGACCTGATCAAAGTCACCGACTACCACCAGGCCCGCTGGTCGATCGGTCGAGAGGACCAGCCCGGGGATCCGCCGGCGAAAGGGGCCCGCGGGCTGTGCTGCAAGACCCTCGAATGTGACGGTGAGGCGTACGACACCTACCAGATCATTACGATCCAGGAGGTTGGAGCTTGCCGGTGCGACCTACTAAGTGCCGGTGAGTCGCACGAAGATCCTGACGACGACGTGGACATGTTCCACAAAGATACGGTCGGATGCGTCAACGGTATTGTTTCCGTTCACAAGGACGAGCAGCTTCCCTGGCCGACACTGACGGTTTATGAGGGGATCAATAACCCCCAAGAACTGGAGAGCAAGCGGGGCGACGAGTGCATCATCGGGCCGGACTACACGGATTTCAGTTACAAGTTCCTTCAGACCATTGGCCTGGCCCATACCATGTGGGCCACGGTGGGCGAGACGATTTGCGGCGTTCCGACCTCGATTTCCGCGACCGACGGAGAGGACGGGAAGCCGCCGACCGAGCTTCCGACCTACGCCGGAGATTCGCTCGACATCTACGCGGAGAGCGGTGACAAATGCCTGATCGGCCGGCGCACTTATGATGACGGTTCCGCCGGAAATTGGGACATCATCCACATTAAGGAACACGACGTCGAAGTCGTGGAAGGCTTCCAGGAAGTGGACGACTGTCTTCAATACCGCAAGGTCAAGGTCAAGAAACTCTGCGAGCCGACCGAGTGGATCGACCTGCTCTGTTTCATCGACGAATGCCCGGAGCCGCCGACCTGACATGGCTACAGCAGTAGTTAGGCGAGGCGGGAAAGTACTTCGCGTTGACGGTGCAGCAGTAACCAAGGAGGACTGTTGCTGCTGGTGCCCTACGGATTGCTCAGGCTGCCCTACGATCGTATTGTCGATGCCGTCCGGACTGGGAATTCCACTTTCGTGCGCCGACGACCGGGCACTGAGTTTGGATCGCGCGAACTGCCGCTGGACGGCCGCCGTCGACGAGGAGTGCGACGACTGCTATCTGATTTGCGGCGAAGATCCCTGCGACGCGTGCTACTCCCACCTGACGATTGCAGCGACGCTGGCCTGCGACCAATCCAGATCGTCGGAAGGAAATCTGATCTGGGTGCTGACAGTCACGATCTACGTGCACTGCGCGTGCTGGCTCGACGAGGTGGAGTACGCGTATGAGCTGCAGTGTGCATACGTCGGCGACGTGGCCTCTGCCGGGGCTTGCCCGGCCACCGGCGAGTACACCCTGACGGCCGTCGGGGAGTGCGACCCGTCCAGCCTGGTCGTGACGATTGGAAATCCGGCATGAAACACGACTGGCAAAATGTCGAAGACCATCATTGGGCCTGCGCGGTCTGTGGGCTGCACATGCGGAACCACGGCAGCGAATCGGACGAGCAGTACCTGGTGGGCGAGTGCCGGGGGCCGAGACAGTGGACGGCCGTGACTCTGAAGGACCGTCGCGGCCCGAAAGCGGGTCATCGCCAGAATGGTCCGCCGCAGCCGGCAACGCCCGAATCGATCCGCGAGCAGGTTCTCACCTCGCTGGCGGCCCTGGCCGATCCGCCGGACCCGGACCTCTGCCGGCGACGGATCGAACAGTGCCAGACGAGTTGCGACCAGTACCTCGACCACGGGGCTTGTCGCCGACGCGGCCAGGGCTGCACGGCCTGGAAACGCTGGCGGGAGGCGATCGCCCTGGGAAGCTGTGACCGGTTCGCCAATTAGCGAACCCGGCTTTCTCTCCGGCGTGTCGAATAATAGAGGAGGAGGCTTTGTTATTCGATGCCCGAGCCCGTCCACGTGTCCGTTGCGATCGCCGAGGCCATGGCGCTGATTCTGGCGAAGAAGCCGGTTATGCCGCGCCGTCAATGTACTCCTCACGCTCCGCGTGAGGGCGGCGGGCGGGGTGTGACTCCGACGGCATTTCCGCCGGCATCGGCCGACCGCCAGGACCTCCCCGGCCAGCTTTTCCTCTTCGACTCTTGGGAGCAGGTGGGCTAGGCGCCGGATCACCGGTCGAGGGGCACGCCCATAAGCCAGAAGAAGACCATCGACGCCAGCATGGCCACGGCCAGGATCACGGCGACGACGAGTTGTTCGCGGCGGTTCATTTCAGCTCAGTTGAGAGACCCCTTTCGCAAAAGAATGGTGCCAATTGGCACTGGTTGGAGTGTACGCTTCAGCGTGCTTTCTTCGCTGTGCCGGATCCGGCTTTCTTCCGCCGGGCGCCGGGTTGTGACTGTGACAGCCTCTTGCGTGCCGCCGCCAGTTTCGTCTTGGCGATCATCCGCCAGACCGTCTGGGTACCCGCATTGAACCGCGGGACGCCAAGCTTGCGACGCCATCGGCTCACCGTCCACCGCGACACGCCCCAGTGGTGGGCGACCGACTGGACCGCCTCGACGCGGACGGCCTCGACCAGGTCCCCGGTGACGATCGGGGCGGGCCGGCCGCCGGCCTGGCCGACGCGACAACAGGGCCAGGGGATGGGCGACGCCGAGAGGCAGTCCACGCGGACCGGACCTCGAATCGCACACTTCAGGCCGCCGCCGATCCGGCACCGCGGCGGCTGGTACTTCTTGGCGAGTGGCAACATGGTTAACTCCTCCGCCACGTGCGGCGCGCCCGGGCGAGGCTCGTCTCGAAGCGTTTCCGGGCCCGCTGGCGCTGGTAATCGACATTGGTGATCTGCACCACGCGCGGGCGAGTGAGACCGACTACGGCCGCGATCTGTCCCAGGCTCGCGCCCTCGGCACGGGCCCGGCGGATCAAGGCATCCCTCTGGTGCCTCGCCGCGCCGGCCAGTTTCGCCAGGGCGGTCGATCTACTGGGCTCTGTCTTCATGGTACGAAAGGGGGGCCGCGGAAAATCGACCGCTGGCCTTGGCGGGTTCATCGGTCGCCGATCGCTTCAATGGGGCCGCGGCCCCGGGGCTCATCATAGCACGGCCAGCGGACCGCGGTCAAGCAGCCGGCGGCGGGTTCCTCCCCGGCCCTTGCAGCCGTCCCAAATCGCGCCACGACGCGTCTGGCGGCCCCTGGGGGCAGGCGGGAAAATACCTAGGGCGGGCCTTGCAGGCCAGCGGGCGCGTGC